TATAAATGAAATGCTCGGCATTGGATGGGTTCAGAATGAGGATAACCCGCAATTGCTTGCCTTTCTGACGGATTGAAAGTATTAGTTTCTCATAGTCATCTTCTGATAGCCATTCCTCCATTTCATCACCTACAAAAGTGGTAATACCGTGTAATGATTTAAGGTTAGCCGTTTGATTTCCTGATGAGGTTTTAATACCCTTAAAAAGGATTTCAGAGCCTGAAAAGGTGTTTTTAATCGCTGTTTTGGTAATATCAAAATACGCTTGTGTGCCCTCTGCTTGTATCTTTTCCTCAAACTCTGGAATGATAGAACTATGAGCGGATACCATCGTATAACGGCTGAATAGTATTTTATGCCCTGCTTCAAAAGATAAGCGTTCAAGAAAGGTGGAAGCGTTGTAAGATTTGCCACTGCCTCGACCTCCTGAGAGTATAATGATGAACTTATCTTTATTCAGGTATAAAGGATTATATACGGGTTGCGTTTTAATCATTACTTTTACTATTGCTTTTGAGCCACTGAGCGATGTCGATAGAACCTTGTACGGAAACTTCCTCTTTTATACCTTCATCAGTTTTGAAAGTGGATAGTACAGTTTGCATTGCGGTCATTCGTGTTTTTTGGTCTACTACTACTTCACGGAATTGGTTAGGTATTACCGTACCTTCTTCATCAGTGAGGGGTTCACGGATAACACCTATAATAGCAATGGCAGACACCAAGTTAGATACATCATTAAATGTACGTGCTCGATAGGCTTTTTGGACAATTTCCAATTCAGGGTTTTTACGAATACGCCCATATACAGATGGATAGGTAACTCCAAGTATTTCGGCTGCCTTAGTAGGTTGTCCGTTGGCTTTGATAAGGGCTTGTTTTAGTTCCTCATCAGTATATTTTTCGTTATCTATTTTCTTACGGGGTTTCATATCAAAAGTTATTAAATGTTATTAGTCTATGCGTTCTACCTTTGCCGATAGAGTTTCCCCTTTTATCATTTTAAATTCAGGGTCAAACCCCATACGGAGCATAAAGGCTTCTTTGTTTTTCCAGTTATCAAAGGAAAGCGTTACGTAAGCATCTAAATTTTGGGCTTTTTCAATAGCTTGTTGTTTGATAGCTTCTTTTGCTTCTTTGACTTGCTGCTTTTTCTCTTCATTGGATATTTCTCGCTCAATGTCTTTTTCCTGTTTTATGGGCGCGTATGTATCATCTATAGCTTGTGATAGGTCGGGTACTTCAAAGGAAGAATAATCGACCGCATATAGATTGAGGTCATAATCATCAAGCCCTGCATTGAGATAGTCAATATCAGGAATGAGTGATCTCATTAGTTCTTCATCAAGTTCGGTGCGTGAGCGTGTTTGAAATATATTTTGTTCCTTTTCTGTTTTAAGGTCAAAAGACACTTTTTCTACTTTGATTGTGTAGTCAGTTTCAGGAGTGCCATCGTACTTGTGTATAATATCAAGGGACATTACTCTCTTGTGCCCATCTACGAGGTTTGAGGTTTGCTCATTCCAAATAATACCACCTAAAAAACCTACATTTTTGATGTTTTTACGCATTTGTGCGATTTGCTCGTCTGTATGCCTTTTAGGATTGAAGGGAGCAAAGTTTATTTGTGAGCGTTGTATAGTGATTGTTTCACTTTGCTTGTATAGTTCCTTTTGTGTTTTTGTTTTTTTGGTCATAATCAAATAGTATTTTTTCAGATAATGGGTAAACATCTAATATTTTCTGCAAGTCATTAGGATAGTGCTCACGTAGGTATAGATATACATCAAGGTCAAAGGTTATTCCGTTACTTTTTTTATTGCTGTATTGTATAGGTTTGGGTAATCGGTTATTGCTAATGTATCGCAATACATCTTTGTCTTTCCATAGAGAAAAAGGATACACGAGTTTTGTAGGTGAAATGGCTTGCATTTCGTATTGTCGTAACATTATACGCCTATTCATACTATCGGACTGCTTCATTCCTAAGAATACGTACTCAATTTGTGTTTCGAGGCGTACTGATTGTATTATGTCAGATAGTTTGAGTATACGTGTATTTTGAGGGGTACAGAATAACCCTGATTTATTGATATAAGTAAGGGCGTAATGAGGTCTCTGTATAAATGAGATGTTAGGGTATTGCTTTTTTGAGAAGTTTATGAATTTATTGATATGCTCAAGGTCTTTTACAAAATACATAAATACGCATACTACTTCATCGAAGTTTTGGGCGCACCAGTGTAGTAATGCAATACTATCCTTGCCGCAGGAATAAAATAGCAAAACACGGTTAGTTTTAGCCTTAACCGTGTCTATTACTTGCTGTGTGTGTTGGTAGATATTCATAGATTAACCCGCTGAAAGTCCTGCTTGTTTTCTAACAGCAGCATATACGTTTCGCCTACGTTGTTGTACTGACAACGCTTGACCTTTTTGATTTCTACCATATCGGGCTACTCTACTAATACCCGATGTTTTGTTGATTTGTTTTTGGATTTGTGTCTTTCTAACTCAGCTGAATGTTTTAAAGGATTATTAAATATTTTTCTTACTTATCACTTTGCCTAATGTATAAACCATTTGGGATTCGATGTACTCTTGACCATCTTCTTCGTAGGTGATTTCTTCACCATTTTCATCAATAGATAGTTCAATTTCAGAGTTGGTGATTTCGATAAGTACTTCAGGGCGGTCGGTTGCATAACCGTTGAAAAACCTAATAGCATCATACTTTACTGGTTGAAGCCACTGGTCTTCATCTTCTGCTTCTGGATTTTGGATAACGTACTTATCGGCATTCTTTGGACGAATTTCGCGATATTCTTTTGTTTTTGCTCCTGATAGAATATCTTCTAAATAAGGGCGTTTGATTTGTAATGTTAATACTTTCATATTGTGATATTTTATTAGTTGCGGGGGCCGGACTCGAACCAGCGACCTCGTGCAAGTTAAACACGCAAGCTACCCAACTGCTCTACCCCGCTGGTAAGGCAAAGGTACGGCGATTGTTGCTATATAGTGCTTTTTTGATTTAGTAAAAAGTTAGTAATTTTTTAAAGTAATGTTATTTGTTGCAAAGATAATGATTTTATGCGATACTTACAAGGTTGAACTTCTTAAAACAGCGATACTCGTGGCACTCGGTATCGAAATATACTTGTACAGTATTATTGCTTTTGCGGTTATGCTGAGTAGGAGGTAGTAAATCGGGGCGTAATGTACCCCACGCTTCACGTGTTGATCCGTCTACTTTTTGAAAATAGAAGCGCACTATCTGGGTGCTCATTTTGCTTTTGAGTTTGATATTTGCCCACGCTTTTTTGAGGCATTCACTGAATGATAGCCCTGTTTGGCGTGCAAACTGCCAAGCGAGGGTAAAAACGTTCTTTTTATCTGTATTTTTCATTTTGATATTGATTTAAAAGGTTAGACTGTCTTTTATAATTTTTATTGCTACTTTAAACTCTTTTTCAGTAGAAAGTTCATATCTTGCATAAAGAGTTTGAATCTCTTTTAATTGGCAATTCTTATTAACATAGAAGTAAGTAACTTCACCTTGTTCATTATACATTATGAAAATATAGTTACAATAACCTCGTAACCCTTCTGAAATTACTTCTACATAAGCACTATATTCTGTGTAGTAATTTTTATCTACTCTTTTGTAAATGTTACCTGCTTTGAGTTCTTTTAATTCTAATGTTTTCATACTATTAATGTATTTAATGTTACTAATTACTCTTATTGTTTGACGGTGCAAAGGTAATTACATTTATAATTACTTGCAAATATTTTGTGTTAAAGTTTTGTTAAATGTAATTACATTAGTAATTTAATTAGATATTACTTTATATCTTTGCGCTATTAATTATAAATAATTGTATATGGCACGTAGAAAAGATAAAGTTTTTCAGATAAGAGCTTCGGAAACATTTTTGACGCTACTCAAAGAATTAGCGGACAAAAAAGGAATGTCGCAAGCGAACCTTATTGAGTACCTCGTACGCAAGGAGGCGGATAGTATGCAGATGAAAGAACAGTTTCGGCAGGAACAACAAAAAGAGGGTGAATAAATAACTCTTTTTATGTAGTAATGGAAATTATATAAAAAAATCTACCGCCTCTAATTATAACATTAGGGGCGGTAGCAAAACTAAGTGAAAAAAGAATTATGACTGTTTGCAACGCTGAATAAGGTCGCTTTCTATTTTTTTGAAGATGTAATTATATCCTACATTTTTACTCAATATCGTATGTTGTTTGAGATAATAGGATATATTAGACAATGGTACTTGTAGATATTTGGCTATTTGGCACTGAGGGACGGTTGTGTCGTGTTTCCTTGCTAATCCACAAAATAGCTTTTTGTTCTCAATGCTACTTAATGGCTGTCCAGTTATGGTTTCTACAGATTGATGTATTTCTTTTAATATCATAGTATTTTTTATTAGGGGTTATACATTATCTTCTTCCTTTAAACCCCTCAATCTTTGGGGCAAAATAATCGTGTATGCTGATGAAATCTTCTATTACTTTTTGAAATTCCTCAAACGAGTAGCATACAGCGTATGTATGCCCTAATGCTATAGCTTTCTTCTGAAACTCTTTTTGGTTGTCAGTTTGTTTGTTCCCTTTGACTTTCATCTCAATATATAGGCTTTCACCCTGAGGGAGCATAACTACTAAATCCGCCACCCCTGCTAATACGCCTTCTGCTTTGAGGCGTTGTGCTTCACGCGCGTTGCGACTCCCACCGTTAGGAACGGCGTAAATAATGAGGTTCGGGTATTGGTATCTGAACCAACGTACGCAAGCGGTTTGGAGTGTGCTTTCTTGGTGTCTCATAGTGGGTTATTTTGTCTCAAAAACTTCTCTTAATACTTCAGTAGGGTAGCTTTTCACAAATCCATATTTTGCATCGTATTCATTACCCATTGGTATATCTCTTTGTACGCATATTTTAGCAGCCTTTCTTCCTAACACGATAGCTGTTTGTAAGGGTACTTTTTTGCCTATTATATTACTATACCCTGAAATGGTAAAGTAATCTTCATTTTTAGTGGTGATTTTAGCTTCTATTTTGGTAAGGCGTTCATTTTGCAAGGCTATTTGTTGCGCTTGTAGTTGTTGTGCTTTCTCTAATGCTATCATTCCTTGTGCTTGAGCCATTAATATTTCGCCTGCTGTCATTGGTTTGTTTGATTCCTCAAAGCGTTCTAACCAAGCTACTACGTGCCTACGTACAAATTTGCTCTCTCTTAATAAAACTTGCTTTCCTTGTGCGATAGAGAGTTCAAACATAGGCTGTTCTCTGTTCCATTGGTCTTTATAAGAGGTCGGCAAAATTTTTTGCTGACCTATTTCCTCTTCAAATTCATCTCGAATAATAGCCAGCATACTCTTATGTTGTAGTTCTACATCCTTACCTTCTTCTTTTCTGAAAAGGTTGATTTGTTCTACAAGTTCAAGGCTTGTAATTGTTTTCTTTGTAGTAATTCCTTGTTGTGTAGGTATTGATAATTCCATTTTTTGTATTTCTTAGTTTAACGGTGCAAATGTATGGAATGATTTAAATAATTCCTAATATTTTTTGTTATAACTTTCTGTATATCAATATTTTGCAATGTTACTATTAACATTGCGTTTTAACATTGCAAAACGGCAATCGCCTGACTATCAAATCCTGCAAAAAGCAAAAAGACGGGCAAAATGCTCGTCTTTGTGTAAAAATTATTTTGTTATATTTATAACTTTTCTATGTTTCTAAGTTTTTCGAGGTAGAAATCACGTATTCGTTGGAAATCTTCATCAGTAAACTTGTTATCTCTGAGTCTCATTCGCTTGTGAGTTGCTGCTGATGTACTTTTTTGAATGGCACGTGCTACCTTGCTATCGGATAGTTCTAACTGCTGAATGATGTATATTACTTTTTCGTGTGGTGTCATTGTTGTTCTTGTGTTATCATATTAGTGCTGTACCATTGCCACGCATCATCTAAGAATTGTGTTTCTGAAATAGCAGGGGCTAATTTTCCTCCTGTTATCTTTACATTATTCTGAATTATTATGAGTTTGAACTGCTCATATTCATTGAATACATATAACTTCTGAGGCTTATCCTTTAATTCTCTGTTAAAAACTATCTGCTGTGTGCGCTCTCTAATTACCAATATCAGAGATAAGTAGAGAGGTGAGTAGATAAAGTGAAATTTATTGGGCAATTGTTCAGGCTCTGGCTGTAATGCCAATAAGAATTTTGGCATTTTGAATTCAAAAAGTTTGTTGTTATCCATATTATTTTGTATTTTTGTCCCTCATTTCTAAGGGTTTTTAAATCGTTAGAATTGTTTTAATTTCACAAGCAAGCCCCTAATGTAGTGTTAGGGGCTTTTTCTTTGTTATTAACGATGATTAATTTCAATCATATAAAACTGCTCTTCACCGCCTTGACGGTCTGCTATACCTACAATCTCTACTGTGTAGGTCTCATCATATCGAGCATACCCCTCAAACTCTTCACCTTTAACGATGAACGTTTCGATTCGTTCGGGTGTGTCTAACGCTCTTAACTCTAACCACTCATCACGGTCATCAATAGAGTCATTGTACAGCTGTTCAGCTTCTTCGATACTATCTACATAATTGTAGTATCTGTAATTACGCTTGATGAAGTCTATTATTGCCTCATCGCTAATTGTTTCAGTGGTGAAGTTGTTGTCATTCACCCATTCTTGTAAGCCTAATGTTTTGTCTGTTGTTGTCATTTTTTTTCTAATGTTTTTAAATGTTAATAATTGTTCTTGTTTTAATTTTACACGACAAAGATACGGCAATAATTTTAATTACGCAAGTGTTTCGCTTGCTTTTTTTCATTTATTTTGTTATATCTGCAACAAAAGTGTATAACTGTTATATAATCAATGTTTTACATATAATATTTTTTTTGCAAAAAAAAGAGACAAAGAACTAAAAA